GGGAAGACGTGGTGGTAGGCACGATCTCTAGCGCGCTGCCGATGGGCTCTCGGTCACTGTTGGCGCCGTATCGAATCGGGCTGGGCGTGTAATGCGCGCCGGTCCACTGCGTAACCGGTGCACGCTCCAGGCCCGGCAGCGAGTTAAAGATGGTGCCGGCGGTTTTACTGAAGGCTGGGCTGATATTCCCGACGGAGGCCTCTGGGCGGAAATCACCATGCCCACCGGCCGTGTTGCTGTTGTCGCTGATCAGCTCACCGGATTGGTAACTGCCGAGATCCGAATCAGGCCGCGTTCCGATGTCGTTGCCCAGATGCGCCTGGTGCATAAAACCACCACCTACCTGATCGAGGCGGTTCTGCCTGATAACGAGCGCTCCATGCTTCGGCTGCTGTGCTCCAACGTTCCACATCCCTGAGGTATTTCCAATGAAAGTACGAGCACTGGCCGGATTGTCTGGCCCGTTTGGTTCGAAGCTGTCCGGTGATGAATTCACTGTTGCAGCGGACGTCGGCAAGGATTTGATTGATCGCAAGCTTGCTGAGGCCTTGACCGAGCCGGCGGCGAAGGTCGACCCACCCAAGACCAAAGGCGCTGACGCCAAGGAGTAACCATGGGCCGCCGCTCGCGTCTAGATGGTGATTTCAAGCTTCGCAAAACGCTTCGAAACATCCACACCACGCTTGATAACGAGTTGCGCGGGGCAATGCAGGAAGCAGCAAACATCGTCTTGGCCGCTCAACAGGAACTGATCCCGAAGGATACGGGCGCAGCGGCGGCATCGCTCACCGCGTTTGTTTCGAAAAACGGTCTGGATGCGCAGATCGGTATCCGGGGCAAGAAGAACAACAAGGACCTTTATTACATGCGCTTTGTTGAGCATGGCACCAAGGGTTACAGCGGCGATAAGCGTGCCGGAAACCGAAAGAGACGTGACACCAACAAGTCGAACGGTGGCACCTTCTTTGGTAAATATCCCGACATTCCGGCCCGTGCCGCCCATCCGTGGTTGCGGCCCTCGTACGACATGAACAAGGAAGACATCGTGCGGATCATTGAAGGCGCCATCAGCTCGACGTTGGCGCGTGCAGCGGGGGAACTTGGCAATGGCTGACCCATCGGTTGCACTGCAGTTTGCGCTTTATCAGCTGCTCACCTCGTCACTGTCTGTGCCGGTTTATGACTCGGTGCCGGAAGACACTCCGTTCCCGTATGTCGTTATCGACTCTGAGATTGCCAGCAACGCATCCCCGCTGTCTGGCAAAAAGCGAGAAGACCGGCTCCTGTACCTGAGTGTCTGGTCTGATTATCAGGGCCAGTCCGAAGTAAAGCGGATCAATGCCGAAATCGCCCAGGCGCTGGACGGCATCAAGCTCCCATTGAGCACGGGCAGGGCGGTTGCTATTCGCGTGCTCAGAACATCTTCAAACCGCGAGCCAGACGGGCGTACCTACATGGGCGCCGTCACCCTCCGAATCATCACCCAGCACTAACCGACACGCCGCCACGCGGCTTTATCACCTGTCCTCAGGAGGACTACCCATGCCTATCAATACCGGCGCTGGCACGCGACTTTATATCGGTCCACGCCTCACTGCCGCGCTGCCAGCCACCACGGCTGCCGCAATCACGCTGCTGACTGGACTGACCTATGTCGAGGTCGGTGAGCTGGAAAGCATCGGCGACTACGGCGACACCATCAACGATGTGTCCTTCGCTGGCCTGGCTGCTGGTCGAGCGCAGCATTTGAAGGGTCTGGCTGACGCCGGTTCGTCCGAGCTGTCGATCGGCTTTGACGCTGGCGACGCGGGTCAGTTGGCGCTGGTTCAGGCCTTCCTTGATCGCTCCCGCTTCGACTACCCAATCAAGGTCGTGTACGTCGATGGCGAGACCGATTACTTCGCCGCCAAGGTCATGAGCAACAAGAAGACCGGCATCAGCGTTGAAGGCGTGCTGAAACGCACCGTCACCCTGGGTATCAACTCGGAAATCTACGAAGTAGAAGCCGAGTAAGCCCTTCTGCCGTCGCCGCACATCGCGGCGGCGGTCCGCCACACCCACATTTGTTAGAGAGTGCTTCCCATGTCCGATTCGAAAACCAGCCACGGTACCGTCATTGTTACCAGCGGCGACATCAGCTTTACCCTGAAACCTACCCTTCGCGCATTCCGCGAGATTGAGCGTCGTTTCGGCGGTGTCATTGCTGCGATGCAGGCCATTGGCGTAGCCAATGTCAGCAATGTTTCGTTCATCATCGCGGCCGGTACCGGCGTTGACACTGGCAAGCGCAAAGATGTCGAAGCGGTTGAAGAGCAGGTATTTGCTGCTGGCGTGAACACCGTTACCAACCAGGTGCTTCCGTTCCTCAATGCGCTGCTGAATCCGGCCGGCAAGACCGATGCCGAGATTGAACAAGAGAAAGCAGAAGCGTCGGGAAACGAGTAAAAGCGGGGCCGGAAGTCAGCACGGTAGACCTGATTTTCAGGATCGCCACGGGCTGGCTGGGCTGGTCTGCCAGCCAGGCGTGGGATACCCCGATGGTTGAAACGCTGCTGGCTTGGGATTCGAAGCGCCAATTCATGATCGACACCAATCCGCACGGGAGTGGCGAGAAAAGCGACAAACAGTCGAAAGTTCAAGTGGCCAAGGAAGCGCGAATGGGGTTCAGGGTGGCTGCTATGAGCAGGAAAGACAGGTAGTCAAGCGCTGCGCTTTGATCAGCTTTACTTGAAGGTGGTAGATTGCCTCCAACTTAAAGGAGGCGTGGAATGCACAGGATATTTGCTATCGGGGTCGCGGCACTGGTTTTGACGGGGTGCTCATCTGCGCCAAGGACTTATGTCGATACCTCGAATCAGCAGCAAGCTACGGACCAGGCTATAGCAACACCCGCGTATCCCGGATGGCACAATTTTGACGACTGGCATGTTAAAGCGTTGCACGGACATATGGATTTAGTGAGTCGCGTAAGGCTGTTCACAACATTTTATTACTCCCCATCGAATCCTGTTCCGGCCATTCCGGGGCAGCACCTGAGCTTCGGGTTTGAAATATTTGGTGATTCGTTGGTGGTCCTTAACTCTATATCTCCGTTCGACAATAGGGCAGGTTGGCCATATTGCGACTACGACCTGAGTTCTCTTTCAGTCGATGAATCCAAGGTGATTGCTCTTACGTCCATTACCAACCCTGGCGGATGCAAGTCTGTTGCGTTGGATGGTGAAGCCGTGAAGCAAATGCTTGGCGGAAAAACGGCGCGAGTGAAGTTGGGCAGAACAGAGGGGACATTCTTTTTGGACGGATTCAAAGAGGCCTGGGCCAAGGCTCGCGAGTTAGGAAAGAAAGAATAAGCTTTATAATTTAAGTAAGCCCGCTGCGTGCGGGCTTTTTATTATTCGAAACCGCCAGCCAGGCGGTTTTTTTGTGCCTGGAGAAAAGTACATGGCTGATGCCGACGTTCAAGGCATGTTGATTCGCATCGAAGCGACTACGGCGCAGCTTCGTCAGGAAATCGCGCGGGGCGAATCGGCGGTTGCGCAATCAGCCGGAAAAATGGACACCAGTCTTGGTCGTATCGATAACGCGTTTGATCGTGCGGGCTCTAGTGCCCAGAGCGCGGCGGGACTCATAAAGACCGCCATGGCCGCGGCAATTGGCGCAGCCTCTATAAGTACCATCATCAAGGCTGCTGACTCTTACTCGCAGATGTCTGACCGCATTGGCATGGCTACCAAAAGCTTTGCCGAGTACACGACTGTTCAGGACCGCTTGCTGGCCACCGCAAACCGGACCTACCGCCCGCTGGAGGAGGCTCAAGAACTCTATATCCGGACTTCTGACAGCCTTCGCTCTATGGGCCTGAGCGCAAATCAGTCCATGGATGTAATGGATAGCTTCAGCTATCTACTCGTCACCAATTCGGCGTCGGCGGATAAGGCCAGCTCAGCTATCGACGCTTATTCTAAGTCGCTGCAGACCGGCAAAGTGGAAGCGGATTCTTGGCAGGCGATGCTCGCGGCAATGCCCACCATTGTTGATACGCTGTCGAAATCAACAAACAAATCAGCCGAGGAGATAAGGAGCCTTGGTGCGCAAGGGAAACTCAGTCTCGACATACTGACAAAGGGATTGCAGAAGAGCGCAGAGGCCAATGGCTTGCTCGCCGACAAAATGGGTGTAGCTGTTCGGGACGCGTTAGTAGCTCTGAACAATGCATTTTCCGTTTATGTCGGCCAGCTAAATGAGTCGACTAACGGGACGGGGATTCTAGCCTCCGGAATATCGGTACTTGCGGATAATTTCGGGACAGTGGCAGAGGTTGCTGGCGTGGTTGCCGCTGGGGCGCTTGCTGTGTACGCGCGCGGCGCCGTGGCCTCAACAGCAGCAGCAGCGCTTGCCATCAAGGCGGCTATTGATGACGCCATGGCTCGGCGCGCCCAGGCTACCGCCGTATTGCTCGCCGCTCAGGCTGATCAGCAGAAGGCGCAGACAGCAGTATTCCTGGCTGAGAAAGAGCTGGCCGCATCGAAGACCCGTATCAGCGGTATGGCTGTTGAGAAACAGCTGAGCATTCAGCTGGCCGAAGCTCGCATGATCGAGGCCCGTGCCACCACCGCCCTTGGCGCCGCCCAGGGCGCAATCGTAGGAACTGGTCGGACGTTGCTTGGCTTACTTGGCGGCCCTGCGGGGATCGCTCTACTTGCCATCGGCGCAGCCACCGCGTTTCTCACGCTCCGCGATAACACCAGCGCGCTGGAGAAAAAACTAGGTGATCTTTCTGACCCCATCGAAAAGCTCACCAAGCGGTTCAATGAACTTGACCGGGCTGGCAAGTCGGTAACCCTGCGCGGGCTACAGGAAACAATTTCCGACACCCAAAGCAAGGTCGCCCAGATGTCGGGCGCGATGGCCGACAAGTTCGAGAACGACCTCCGCAACATGGGCGCAGCGGGTGCTGACGGCCTCATGGCTGGATTGGTCAGCCTGCCAACCGACACTCAGGCCGCGCTTGATTTGGTCCGCAAGGCGTCAAAAGACCAAGCTTCGGGCATCGTAGTTGACTGGAAGGCTGTGGCCGACGAACTGCGCCTTGTTCCCGGCGTCACCGAGGCAATGGCCGTTGCTCTCGAAGAAAGCGGCACTTCCTCGGCGTCGGCGGCTGCGCAGCTTAATAAGCTCAAGGAGACTGTTTCCCAGCTGACTGGCGAAACCAACGCCCTCACGCAGGCCGAGCGCGAAAACGCTGCTGCGAAAGCGGAAGCCGCTGGTGTTGGCCAGAAATACCTGGAGCAGTTGCAAAAGCAGCTTGCTACTTCCCAGGACAAAACCGCCGTAGAGGCTGCGAATCGATTCATTTCCGAGAACAAGCTTCTCACTAAGGAAATGGCGGCAGAGATTCTGAAAGTCGCGTCCGCCAAAGATGCCCAAAAAGCAGCAGATGACGCTGCTGCCAAGGCAACTAAAAGTGGAACCAGCGCAGCTAAAGAGGCAGCCACCGAGCTAAAGAACCAGGCTAAGGCGCTTACTGATCTTAAAACGCAGTCCGACATAGCCATTGCTTCTGCGACTGGCCTGGCCGCTGCCTACCTGGCTGGCACGGACAAGTCCCGAGAATTCGGCCTGCAGCAGAAGATCGAAGAGGCGCTGCTCAAAACCGGCTCCGCTGCCCGTGCAGAGGTGATTGCCAAGCTCACCGCTCAGCAGGATGCGCAGGACCGCCTGAACGTCAGCAAAGCTGCGTATGACCTGGGTAAAGAAACGGCCGACATCATCGCTCAGGCCAAAGCCACGCTTCAGGGTGCGGACGCGCTCGCGGCCTATAACCTTGAAAAGTCGATGACCATTGCCCTTGCGGGTAAAAACATCGCCGTTGGTAGTGAGGAATACAAACAGCTTCTGGCTGCAAACAAGGCGCAGCTGGATGCTGTGAAGATTGCCCAACAGGCTGGCAACGCTACCGGGATCATGGATCGCCTGTACCCGGAATCAGCTCTGCTGAAAAGCTACGTCGAGGATCAGAAAGC